CAAAGCAAGGCTAAAAACCCCAACAAACTGTGGAGCAGACGGAATGTATTGTTCTTTCCACTCAACTGCTTCATAAAGAGTTATACACTCACTTCCATCTTGCCCTCTTTCATGTCCAATAACACGTTCTAACTTTTTATCGTTACGAAAATCTCCTACTCTTTGGTCATTTTTGCCAGGACAGGGAGGGAAATCTGGTGGGGGAGGATCAGGTAGTGGAGGAATATCTGGTTGCTTTGTTTCTGGGAGTGGAGGTGGCTCGTTTTCAACAGGTGCTTCTTCTGTAATGACAAGATTCTCAGGTGTATAGTCAAGAGGTATAAAACTAGGAAACGGAAAATCACACGTTGTATATACACCATTTGGATCTTCTAATAATAAATTACGATTACCAGTATTTTTTATATCTCTGTGCTGATAAGTACAACCAGGAACGTCAATCTCTGGTGGTTGTGTAATAGTTATATAGTGTGGACTATATATTTCTGGAACATCTGGAATATATATCTCACGAATTTGAATATCAGGTATTTTAATCGTAGGCATCTCTAGGAAGGTAAACTTCTACAAAAGAATGACATTTAGGACAAGAAAGATTAGTTATCATGCTGTACTCTCCAGATCTTAATGGATAATCTTCTTCATCTAAACTATGATCTCCACCCCAGATAAGTTCAGTTTTACAGTGCCAACAATTCATTTGATAATTGGCATTGATTGGCCTGTAACTTTAGGTAAATTCTGATCTAATACTTTCGGCATCATTCCAGATACGTTATCAAGAATCTCATTCATAACTCTTGATTTGAACTGTTCTGATGTTACATATTTATATGCAAAGTATGTTCCACCACTCATGGAAGCTACCATTACAAATGAAACTATGCTAAGAATATTAGCAATTTTTTGAAACATGATTAAATTTGCAATTTTGAAAGCACTATCTTTTTCAAGTGTGCTTGTATTACTGCTTATTGTAGCTCTATCCCCTCTTTACGTCACTATGGGTATAATGACAAGACAAATGCAGGAGTCTAATCGTTAGGATCTACTGGATATTGAGTCATATTAGGAGTTCCATCTTCTTTGATGCTGTAAAGAGTAACTAAGGCTGCTGTATCTGCACAGTTATCAATCTCTGTTTCTCTGGTCAAACAAGCTGTTCTAACAGCAGTCCTGTAAGTTTTTATTGCAGTTGGGATAGCTTTTGATGTCTCAGCTTTTCTGATGACATACCAATCATATTTAGCTAACAAATTACCAGCTATTGCTTTTTCTTCTATTTTTAATACTGACTTAACACCTAAAACAGTATATTCAACTCCATCTTTTGTTTCTGTTGTATCTGCAAGTGCTTTTGCAGATCCATCACCATTATAAAAACGACTATCAAACACTGGTGCGTCAGCAACCTCAGTAATACCAAGATCTTTTTTTTCCTGTGCTGTTGATAGTCTTAACCAGTTGGCAGGGTAATGTATATCCCCATAAGTAAAAGGAACATCAACTGCTAAAGGTTTTCCGTCTAATAAAAAAGCCATATTTATATATTACCTTGCCCTTGCATTTTTGAAAGGAGATTCTGCAAATGCGAAATAAAGTACATTTTGACCACTTGGGTTTCTTGATGCTGACGAGGTTCTTAATTTAAATCCATTGGAACAAAAATCATGGTACTCATAAGAAGTATTTTCAGCACCATATTCATCAGCTCGGAGATTTTTTTTAGTTACGTTATGAGGATCACGTTTACTGTCAATTATTATCCATTGACCATCCTGTTGTGTTGTTTTTATCATTACCCAAGCTGGCCTAAAACCTGTGTAAACAAATACACCATTAGTATTTCCATTGCCTTTATATGATCCAAACTTAGAGTAACCTTCTACACTATTAAAGAAATAACCAATCATTTTATTACCATTACTAGAGTTAGCACTATGCCTAAAGTTTACAACTGAGCTATCAATAGTTCCCCACATTGCAGCACCAGCAGTTTGAGTGCCAGTTTCAAGATTCAATGATATAAAATTATTAGTAGCATTACTAAATGTATATGACCAAACTTGCCAGTTACCTGAACCATCTCTGTCTTTAATAATCACGAAATCTGGTCGAACTCCCAATCCATGACCAAACGAATTAGGAGATCCACTTCCATCAGAAACCCATGTTCCAATAGAAAACCCTGCTGTTGCATTTACTTTTACAGTTGATTGTATAGCACCATCAAAATTACTTGACCCAAGAGTTGTATTTGTATTAATTGCACCCCCCATTCCACTGTGTATAGTACAAAAATAATAGAGCTGCGGAGCAGAGGCAGCCACAACTATCTGAACTGAGGTAGAGCTAAGTACAGTTACCCCTGTTGTATATTCAGACCCACCGCCATGCGTACCATCTGAAGTTGTAGAGAATCTAAATGGGTGTGCTGATGGATAGTTAAATATGTAAGTACCGCCTTCTGCAAGATCAAGAGTTACAGCAGACGTTCCATAGCCATCAAATCTATATTTATTACCAGAATCAGAAACAACTGTTACTGTGTAAGTTTTGCCATCCGTATCGCCAGCGTTCCATCCCCAAGAAACATAATTACTGCTATTAGCATTTAATGAGCCATCTGAAGTATTAAGTGTATATCCAGTGCTTGTATAACCTGTAAATTTTGCAGAACCATTAGCTTCATTAGAAGTATCATCAGTTGCAAGTTGTTGACCAATACCTCTGACACTATCCATTAAAAAATGACTATCACCACTACTTCTACTTTTAATCCAAGCCCAATCAGGTAAGTAATTGTAAGTTATTGTTTGACTTCCACCATTACCCGTGTAAAGAATAGTATCAAAATGTTTATTAGGTAGTAATATTGTTGGGTCGGGTAAGTTTGCTGAACATATTGCTTTATAACCACTTGGAACTGCGTATTTAAAATCTCCTATACCATTTTCATCTGTATTGCCTCCACTTGAAACAGCACCAATGAATGTACTATCTTGACCACAATTCAATACAGCTTTTGAAGAATTAGCATAACCTTGTTGAGCAGGGGTATATGTGACACCGCCTTGAATATCATATACTTTTCCTTTATCTGTGCCATTAACAGAAATAGATAATTCATTATTATCTAAATCAAGTCTAAAACCTACAATATCTCCAGCAGTAATATCACTTGTAAAAGTTGTTTGAGAGCCGTTAGTACACCTTTTATTGTTATCCATTACAGCATAGACATGACCATAATCGGCAGCCGTATAATAACTTGCATACCAATAGGCTTGTGGATAATTTGGATTTGGGTATAACTCATGTATTCCACCTGACCATGTATTTGCATATATAGCGTCTGCTTCAATTTCAAAATACCATTTTCCGCTGCTTACTCCCATATTGCCTTTAATCATATCGTAACCAGCAACACCATCAGCCCTTAAATTACCGTCGGATAAAGTTACGTTGTCAAAATTTTCTAATGGATTCCAAGTGCAAAAATTATTTGTAGGACTATCTTTCACAGAATCGCCAGTTATAAAACTTATTGGTGTAAAGTTGTTACTATTACCAGATGAATCTTTACCTAGTGTTGTTGCAGTCGTTCCAGAATTGTCATCAAATAACAAATGAGCACCACTTGTTCCAAAACTTCCTGTATACTTTTTTGGAATTAGCTGACCTGTCTCTACATTTGTTTCTGTAAAAGACGAAGGTGTTAAAGCTAATCCATCTATTAAATAAAAATCTGCTATGTAACCTCTAAAAAGATCATAACCACCCCACCATCCTCCTAATCTAAAACCATTAGAAGTGGTATCTAATGATCTTACTGTACCTGTCTGTAAAGACTCTCCATTAATATATGCTGTAAAATTATTACTATTAACAGAATAGGTAAAATAATACCATGCTGACGTATCTCTAAATTTTCTAGTTGTAGTTATAGAAGAAGTTCCATTACCTCCATAAAAAATCAGATTATCACCAGTATTAAATACTACTCCAGCAACGTCTGTATTATTTGCAGGACCTAAAGTAAAAAGACCTCTCGAAAAATTTGTTGTAACAGGAGTGATTTTAAACCACATTGAAATCGTGTACGAAGAACTTGTTGAAGAAAGAGTTCTATCAAATCTTTGATCGGTTGCTCCTCTGAACCTCGCACTACGTTCTATTTCAAGTGCCTTCTTCTTCCCTGCTATGAAAAAAGGATTAGGACTGCCAAGACTGCTCATTAGCTAAAGTTTCCAATAAACTGTGCAGCTATGTTTGTATTGGTTCGTGCTATCCAAGCAATAACATCTACCTGGTTTGCACCTGTTGATAATGTAGGTGCTGTGCCGTCACTAAAATCCCAATACGATCCAAATGCTGCGGTTCTACTTCCTGTACCATCTTGAGTTATAAACAAAACACCACTTTGTCCAGCAGAGATATTAGAAGGGTTAGCAAAGGTAGTATTACCAGTAAGTGTTGTAGAAAAATTATTAGCAGTTCTAAAATCTAATGTAATTGTAGATGCGTAGGAGACAGCAGATATTTCTCCAATAGTTCCTTTTGTGGTTACTCTTCCGTTACCAGAACCACCACCATTATCAAAAACAAGCGTATTTAAAGTGCTTGTTTCGTGTGCAACATTAGTGACTTTTAATGTACTCATTTAACTAGGTTCAGTAGGAAAGGTAACAGAACTCATATCTAAATTACCATCTGAATCAAGTTTAGGTGATGCACTAGCTGGTAAATCACGCAAACTTTGACGATATGTTTTCCAAGCTGTTGATAGAGTTAAATCAGAGCTTGCTCTCCAATCACAAGCTGTTAATAGCCTATCCCTTTCAACTCTTAAAAGTCTCATAGGTTCTGCATTTGTTAATCTTGTAACTTCAGCATCTATTTCAGATTCAGTTGGTGCTGTACCAGAATCTAGCCATTTCAAGCCAGAATATTCATCACCACTCCAAGCCCATTGAGCACCTGGTTTTAGATAACTTAATGCCTTTCCCTTACTATAGATCATGCTCCTATCTCCGTTGCCATACTTATAAATGGTTCTTGTTCATTAGCTCCTGGTACTTCTACATTATAGCTGCCTCCACTCCTGGTATATAATGTATAGACTATTGCATTACCAAGAGAGTAAGTAGGAGTATCAAGATATTGTAAGTTCATTGGAGCTTGTAAACGGCTGCTATCTGCCCTGATTGAACCCATAAATCCAGCACTATCTCCTGCTCCTGTAGTAGTATTTGTACCCTGTGGCGCAAGACCTGTAGCTGTGCCTCCAGCAACACTTCTATATATATCTACAAATATACGCTGATTACTTCCATCTGTATTAACTAAGCCAATAAAGTTTACCATAATTTTACTGCTAGCTGCTGTTGGTGTAATAGTCACAGCATGAGGAGAAGCAACAAATGTGGTAGAGCTAGTTTGGAATCTAGTATGATCTATACTTTGAACAACTTGAAGAAATTTACCACCCCCTGCTGCATCAAAACTTAAATTACCAGACCCATCAGTTTTCATGAACTGACCAGCCGATCCATCGGCATTTGGGAGTTTAAATGCTACGTCAGATGAAGTTGGTGCGGAAGTTGGTGAGTTGAGTGAAACAACATTACCGCCTGAGTGTTTGAGTGATATTTTGCTCATAATTAACTAGATTTTGGGTTAGCGTCTTTAACCGCTTTTATGTGGGTAGCCCACGTTCCAGTTGTATCTAGTTTACCCGCAACAATATCCTTATACAACATATCAAGTTGATCTCCAAAAGAAGCATAAACAGTAGAACCATTTGTTGTTCTATCGGTTTGATACTTAACAGCAGCAGCTTCAGCGTCTAGCGTGGTTCGTGCAGCATCAATTTTGCTTTGCTCTAAAGAAATTGATTTATTATCTTTATCAAAAGCTCCTGTACTATCAAAAATAGTTATTGCATCAGGGTATGCTTTTCTTATTGCATCGTGATCTAAACTCATGCTGCTACCTCCATAAGTGTAATACTTGAATAACCTCTGGTGTAATTACTATTATCACTATTTGTATGATCTTTATTTAGGTAGATAGTTTTAGATGAATTAGAGTCGTGACTAAATCTATAACTATAAGTAACTGAACTTGTAGTGTTTGGAGAATCTAAAAACTCATGTGTAATCATTCCAATCCTTCCAGCACTTGTGATATAAACACCTCCAGAAATCATTTGCCTACTGGTTCCTGTTATTCCTTTTGCTCCAGCTATAGCTGAACCATCTTTAAATAGTTGTGTAAAGACCTGTTTATCATCACTTATACCTACTATTAAACTAGCTCTTACTAATATTTTACTACTTGTCGCTGATGGTGTAATAGCTTTGGAAATTAAATCAGTTGATAATGCAGGTGATGCACCGACAGATGCAGAAATTTGATCAGTTTTAGCCTCTTGAACAACTTGAAGAATTTTACCTCTTGTTACGCTAGTTGCTAAAGTATCTGTATCGACACAACCATCAGGCAAACCTCCTACTGAGATTCCTGTTATTGTTCCTGATCCGTTAACTGCTATTGGCATAACTATAAGATAACAAGGATTGCACCAGAAGGCACAGTTATTGTGACTCCTGAGTTAATTGTAGGACTAACAGTATGTGCGTTTTTATTTGCCGTAATACTGTAAGAAGTTGTTGCGGTTTGATCCGATTCAAAGAATACTTCATCTGTACCGCCACCAGTTGCTCCAGCACCTCCTCCGATAGCACCCCAAGCTCCATTGTTATAGCCTTCAAACTGATTAAGAGTTGAGTTATGTCTAAACATACCAACAGCAGGACTTCCATCTCTTTGAGCCGTTGTACCAGATGGTATGGTCAGACTAGATGTATAGTTATGAGTTATCTTTCCTGTAAAAGTACCTCCTGCTTGAGGCATCAATCCTAAATTAGTACTGGCTGCTGTTCCTACAGTTACATATCCATTATTTGCTGCATTTCTTAGTTTTAAAAGCCCATCAGATGTATCAACGTGCCATTGGAACGCAAAATTAGTTGTTAATGCACCAGAATTACTATTATTTGATGCAATAGCCTGTAAAACACTATTGATGTCTGCTCTTACGGCAGCACCCGTTCCATTATCTATAACATAGTCGTGTTGAGCCATTTAAAAAACCAACATTGAGCTTATTCTACCCTCCTTTTCCAAATCCGACAGCCTGATAAGTGAAATTTCTATCAATCGAAGCATTTGATGAATTTTTGAAGTGAACAGTAAACCCCGTTCCAGATACATTAGACACTTCGAAGTAATCTCCTGATGCCATATTCTGTGCATTAATACCAATCGAGGGTAAATTAGTATTTGCTCCCAGAATAGAAGATGTACCAACAAAAAATGGATTGGTAAACGTAACAGCCTTTGCTCCTGCTCCGCTTGCAATAACATTACCTTGTTCTGTTCTTCTCTGTAAAGATGCTGTATAGCCTAGCTGAGAAACTTTTATATCTTGTCCTATATCATTACTTATAAGATTTGCCTTGAACTTAAATCCTCTACCTTTATATGTTCCATTTGCAAAAGTTTGAAATGCAGTATATGTAGGAGAGCCAGATCCAGGATCATCTTGTGTAACTGAAATTTGCATTTCTGCGTTTACATCAAGTGCTGTTGTACCATCGAAATCTGTAATATCATCAATCAAACCTCTTGAATCGAATAAGTCAGATGGAAAGAATCCTTCAGTAAGAAAATGCCGTTTGAAATCTACACTAAATACAGCACCAAAATCTAAGAAAGTAGCACCAGCAGATCCACCAAATTCATAACTACCAGTTGGTGAAATGCCACCTGTATCATCTATTGATGCTTCATTGTCAAAATTAGCTATCGCATCAAATAATCCAGTTCCAGATAAATTCAAGCTATTCGTTACAGCATCAAAAGAAACGTTAGTTTTTGTTCCTTGAAACTTAGGATTATCTTGATCTTCCCTTCTTGTTAATGCAATTAAAGGAGCTTGATTATCAGGTAAATCTATAATTACACTTGTTTCACCAGCACATAATCTTCCACCATCATCTTGGAACTTTAAAATATATTCTCCTTCAAGATATGGCACTTCAGCAGTTGTAGTATTACCAGCTAACGCTTGAATCAAATCAGTACTGTTTTCAAAAGTTGCACTTCCATCTGTAACAGGAGAATGTCTTACAAAAACACGACCACCATGAGTAACGTCAACATCAGTAGATAAATTCCAACGTAATCTTACTAATTTTTCGCTAATAGGTTCTGCCGTCAAACCTGTGACATTTGCTGGTAATGCAGTTTTACCTTGTGCAACAAAAGTTAGATTGGCAGAAGTAGCACTTGTCTGTAATGCTGCGTTATAACTAAATACTTGAAACTCATACGTTCCAACATCACTATCAAATATCTCAAAGTCAGGAGCAGATACAGTTTGAGATATGAAGTTACCATTGTTAAATCTATAGTTCACTTGATACTGCGTAACACCGACAATAGGTTGCCAACTAAGAATTAATTTAGATACAGCTTGGTTATTGATGACAACAATTTTTTCATCAGCCTGTAATGCAGATGGAGGATCTTTTGGAAGATTTAATATAGATACTGTTCTAGATGGCAAACTTGCACCATCTTCAATAAACGCATATTTAGCATTTACATAAGATAAAGCAGTAATCGCATAATTTATACCATCAGATTCTTCTACTGTTATCACTCTGAACTTTTGAGCTTGAACTGTATCATTCTGTAAAAGCCAAACAGTATTTACATTTGGAGTATCAGAATAAGCTGAAGCAACTGTAATTACTGCACCAGATATAGATTGAACAGTTTTTGTTTCTACTGTTCCATTTGGCAGAACCACACTTAATGTTGGATTGTTTGATGTAGGTAAATCTGTCGCAGCAGTATCATCTACAGTTATCTGAGTCGTTGTTGCAGCAGTAACTCTTCCTCCTCTACGAACACCAGAACGAACAGGGTCAGCAATATCAATAACAGCACCAGGTCTTACAACAACACCAGAATCTATAGAAGTTGCAAATGCAACTATCTCACTTTCATTTTGTTCAGCAAATAAAATAGCTTTTGCTAATCTTCTAGCTTGTCCTCTTGATGTACAAGCAAATCCTTTTACTTGTTTAATAATTACTCCAAACTTAGCGATTGAAGCAGTATCTTCATAAACTTCATAATCTATCTCTCTACTATCCATATTGAAGTAAGAAACAGAAATTACAGTATTTCTTGTTTTTAATCCACTTCCCGAATAACTAAATCCTTCTTCAGTTACATTGGCAAGGTTAAATAAATAACTTGCATCTTTTGGACTATCTTGTGCAAGTTGAATACTACCAGCAGACCATATTGGCATACACCTCATAACCCCTGCCAATTCATTTATGAGATCAAAGGCTTCACTTGAAGATTGAATATTTACATTACAACTGAATCTAGCTTCCTGTCCTCCAAAACCATTTGATACCAACGTATTTGCAAATTTACTAGCAGTAACAAAAGAAAATAAATCAAGAGAACTTTCTGTTATGTGATTGCCAAATCCATAGCGTGTGTCCAAAAGTAAGTCCAATAAGACCATCGCAGGACATGAGCACCATTGAGCAGCACCCATAACTCCATTAAAAATATATCCATCTGGATAAATTATTCGACCAGTATTAGCATCAACAGTTGGAGTTCCAGATCCACTAGCACCAGCACCAGGAATCCTTACTTTTATTCCTCTAATACGATACTTTCTTGTAGGTATTGATTGAAACTGCATAGAGTCCAATCGAAGAGAAGCATAAGCACTATTGGCATAAGTATTCGCATCATCAATAATTTCTCCAAAACTTGTCCATGTAAAAGCATCAATAAGACTTGAATCTGTACTATCTGCGGTTACTCTCGTTACTCTTATATCAGCAGGAAAAGCACCTGTAAGATTTACCCTATAGTCTCTTTGGTACGCATCAGCAGTTCGACCTGTAATAGTGTCATCAATAACATCAGTAAAACCACCAGAATTATATTGAACTGCTATTTTCAATCGAACAGAAGAACCTAATAAATCTCCCTGATCTGTTGCTCTTTGTAATTGTGGGAAGGTTATAGTTACATTTACTGCATCAACATTTGAATTTGTTATTTGTCTTGTAACAGGAGAAGATTGAGTAACAGTAATACCCACTGCTGTGACAGAGGAACTACTTTCAATACCTTCAACTTTTGTCTGACCTGATGTTCCAAAACGAGGATTAAATGTTACATCTTGAAAATTAAAATCAGTTGTAGCTGGATTAGTTGAATCAGCAGTTGATTTCAAAACAGGAGTATCGTTTAGAAATACATCTTTCAATGCAGCATTATTATATGCAGTAGTTCCTTGGGTTCTACCTTCTTTTGATGCAGTGGCAAAACCCTCAATCTCTCCTTCAGAAATAAGATCAAGAAAAGTAGCAAACTGCCTACTGTGTAAAGTATCAGGTGCTCTGGTTGGTTGGGGTGGAGTAGGAGGAGAGGGAGAACCTGATCCTCTGATAATTTTAGGTTTCGTCATGCTTGTACCTGCTGAGTATCAATAGCACCACTTATAACAACTGATCCTGTAACTATCTCTCCATAGACTATTGGAACGGGAGTACCTGCTCTTGATGTATTTTGTGTGCCAGAAAAACTAAATGATAATTGTGGATCTTGTTCTGATTTAAATTCTTTTGGTTTTGGTAAAGGAAATAACATCTCACTAACACCTTGTAAAACTAAAGCACCACCAAGATATACAGCAGCTTTAGTTACAGCACCAGAAAATCCTGTTAAAGTACCAAAGCCAGTTACACCACTTTTAAAACTAAAAGATAAAGCAGGGTTAATAATAAAAGCACCTGCGATTAATGCTGCTCCCAGTAATATTTTTCCTGTACCACTTCCAGCACCACTAATAACAGGAACGATATGTATATCTTCTTGTCCTATTGGATGATGTATTTCTTCTTCATTTACAGCATAATTACCAACTTTTACCTGATAATATTTAGGATTCATATATTTTTCTATCTGCGGAAAATTATTAACAAGAAAACTTACTGCTTTTGCAAGACTATCTACTTGTATTTCAAACTCTTTATGACCTACAAATTTTGCAAGTTCGCCATATAGTTTTAATTTACGCAACATAACGATACCTACCTCCTGTGCATTTTAATAACCATTGAGAATAAGGCTCTCTACAAGATAGTCTATCGGTTAAATGATGTAAAACATCTCCATCTAAAAAAATAGCTACATGATTTAAACCAGCAGATCCAATAGACATCAATAGTGCATCGCCATTCATTGTTTTCTCATCTGGTCTAAGTTCTCTAAATCCAGTTCTCCATGCACAACTTTCAAATAAAGGATTCAATATAAACTCTTCTGGTGTTGTAGGTCTATCCCAATCTTTCAATTCAATATTCTTTTCTTCTTTATACCAATCTTTTACCAAAGACCAGCAATCAGTAACACCCCAAACCCAAGGTCTGCCAAGTAAAGGTGGTTTATATCCACAAGGTTCACAATAACCCCAAGTTTCTGTTTTTGGATTAACAATATGCCACGGAAGATTACTTTGTTCACAACTAATCTGATCTGCCTGACTAGGTGTAGGTGGTGTTACAGGGTGGCTATGAACAACGGCTGTTATCTCTCCTGTATTATCTGCCTTTACATAATCTTCTGGATCAATAATAAAACATTGATGATCTGTCATTGAAAGATTACGACAAGGAAAATATCTTTCTTTTCCTCGAATATTTAACAGTAAACCACAAGACTCTTTAGGATCTTGGTCTTTAGCATGAACAAGTGCTTCTTCTTTCCAATTCATGCTATAAACGTACCAATCGAAGGAAACTCAGTTCTTGTGCATTGTCTTTTTGGTGCTCTGATACCAGCAAGATCAAATACTGCTGCAAGTTCAAACTGTACGACTTCTCTATTTTCTGTTGATTTTCTATCTATTTTATAAATTTCTTGTGGAAATTCTGCCGTAGGATCTGGTGTTCCCAATGGATTAGTATTGCCAGGAAAGTTTATTGAATCCAAATATCTAGCTAAAGTTCTAATTCTTGTAACTGTTGCACCTGTTAAATCATTACCTGTAGTAGTAGAGTTTACATTTAACAAAATGGCAGTAATAGTTCCAAGAGCATTACTGATAGTTAATGTAGGTCTAGGTAACTGTCCTTTTTGAAATGCAAAGCCTTCTGCTTGTATTGGCATTTTTACATAAGTATTACCAGCCCAGATAATATCTCCATTTCCTACTCTATTTGTACCAGCATGAAATCTATAAGTAGCTGTCGATCCATGTATTGCAGCGTCAGTTGTAATGGTGAAAAGTTCAATTATTGCTGAAGGATTGATCTTTTGTAGATCAGTAATAATCGGAGCAGTACTCATGGTTCAAATACTTCTCTAAATGTTGCCTGTATTGTAGCTCTATTGTTATATGGTATTGATTTGTTCCAAGTTTCGCAAACAAATTTTTGTGCAGTAGATTCTCCAGGTGCAGTAAAATCAAAGCTATCACTATCATTTGCACGGGCATCTAAGAAGGTTTCTATAGTATCTGCTTCTGTCTCTGATACGTTAAAAGTAAAATTATAAACTTTTGGATTTTGATGTTCTGCCAATCCAAATAATATTCTATGTTCAAACCCATCAGCAAAACGAATTGTTCTGGTATTTGGTGCGGATCTTTTTTGTTGTCCGTATGTAGGTTTTATTGAAGGAAACGTAGCCATTATGCAAGCATACCTCCTGGTCGTTTTTGTTTAATTAATTCTGATTGTATAGCAACTGAAATCATACGACCAAGTTCTCTACCTTGTTCTTCATCTCCTTCAACAGAAGAACCAGAAGCATCTACGTTTACAACTATATTTGTTGAACCCATAGGACTAACTTGACCTCCAACAGCACCAGGGGTAAATAACTCAGGGCCACGTTCTCCAACAATATAAGATTTATTACGTTGTGCATATCCACCATTAGCAAAAGATCCTGCGGGTAAATCCATAGGAATACCTGTCATTGCTGATGCTCTCTGACCTAATACTTGTGAACTGGGTAAACCTCCACCAAAACCACTAAATATACTTCCAAACATTCCCATAAATCCTCTTGATATTTGTGCAGCCATCATTTGTGCAGCCATATCCAAGAAATGATCTGCTATACGCATGAACATATTCCTAAACGCATCTCCAACACTCATTGTTCCTTTTATTATTCCTTTGAAAGATTCTGAAAAAGCAGAGCCAAGCGTTTTAGATAATTCAACCACTTGAAACTGTACATCATTTAATTTTCTTAATTCAGCATTTACATCTTCTAATCCTTTTTTAATTCCACGATTAGCTGCCTCTGCTGCATCTCTGTTTTGTGTAAATTGATCTCTAACTTTTGTTAATCCCTCTATAAATTCTCGATTTTTATCTACTAATACTTGTGTTGCATTTTTTTCTTGATTTAATTGACCTAATCTTTTTCTATTAGCACCTTCATTTTTACCTTCTCCCTGACCAAAACCTTCTGTTTTTAATTTCTTTTCTTTTTCCAACATTTCATCAAGCATTTGATTTATCGTTGCTTCAACACCAAGCCTTCTTACTGAATTTATAAATCTCAACTCATCATCTAATGTCAAATCTTTATTAATTTTTCTTATCGCTGCTAATGCAGATTGAACTGTATTTGCTTGTGCAATAGCATCAAATTTAGCAAAATCTCCTCCAAATTTTTCAGCAAATAACACTGCTTGATTTCCAAATCGTTTAAACTCTTGTAATGCTTTAACAGCTTCTTCTTTTGTAATACCCAAAGACTTACCTAAATTCCTAACTGCTGATCCACTAATATTTGAGCTTATACCCATTCTTTCCATTTCTTTATTAAGTTCTCTAATAGATTTTCTAAAATCAAGAGTCTGTTGTATTTGTTGAGCTATTGCAGTGCCAGCTATAGATAAACCAAAACCAAAGCCTCCACCTAAAGCACCACCAACAGCACCACCAAGACCTCCACCTATAGAACCTATAGCACCTTGACCAAATAACAGAGGAAAACCACCACCAATAAGAGCATTACTTGCAGCACCTCTAAATCTTTGTCCTCTTGTAGCAGCAAAACTACCTCCAGGTGCAAATTGGTTTCTTAAATTAAAACGACTTGTTAAACCACCAAAAGTTGGAATATTACCACCAATAGGTCGTTGTCTTATCGGTGATGCCATTCCTGGTCCTATTGGCCCTGAGTATTGAGTAAGCAATGATTCTTGATTTGCAACTTTCATTCTTCTCAACTCTGCATTTTGTCTATTAAGTTGCTTTGTCCTTTCCTTTGCTGCTTTTGTCTGACCAATTTCCATTTTGAACAATTGATCTTGTATCGCCATTCTTTCTTTTAATGACTTTTCAATATTTACACTTTGTCCAAATAAACTTTGACCAGGTTCTATTGATGATCTAGGAGGTAATGGAACTCTAGGAGGTAATGGAGAAGAAAGAAAAACATCAGATCTAGGAGGTAACGGAGATCTTAGGTTTGCAGATACAGCTTCACCTGGACCTATCGGACCACTATATTGATTTGCTCCTCTAGATAATTTCCTTCTTCTTCTTGCAATAGATTTTGCAACAGGATCTGATCCAACTCCAGAACCAGGTAGAGGCATTGGAGTAAATGAAGTTCTTAAATTATTTAGTAGTTTTTCTCTTTGTTGATATTCTTTATTTAGTTGTTTTTCTGCAAGCACTAATTGTTTTGCAGCTTTTTCTTGTAAACTCGTACCAGAAGCAACAGCATTAAAATTAGCTTTAGCCTTTGCTAAAACTTGATTTAAATTATCAAAACTTTTTACTAGTAAACCTTGATCTTTAGCAACATTTTTTAAAGTTTTATTTAATCCTTCTACCTGTAATTGTGTAGTCCTTACATCTTTATTGAAAGCAGTTAGTTTCTTAGCACCTTTTAAAGCAACAGCAATATCTACATTATAATTAGCCACTTGCTATAAAAATTAAAACATTTTCTCTATATTACCTTCTTTTGCCTCGTAAAGCACTAGCTTTCTGTGCTTGTTCCTGTTGTTTTTTATATTCATCATTTTCAATCTCATT